CCATATCGGCTTTTAAACTTTGAAATTCATCTTCGAACTTCTGCTGATTTTTTATTTGTTTAAGTCGATTTTCATAACCATTCATACTAGTATTTATAATGGCATTACTATGGATATCTCGTTCTAATTCCAAATTATTTTTTATTTTTACTCTTTCCATTTTATGTATTCGCAATTGCCCTTAGATTTTTAACAGTAGGGACATAACAACTATTAGCACTTCTTAATACAATCTTAATTGAAAAAGCACTAAATGGAAATCCAGTTGCAACTTGATAATGTGCTTCGTGATAATTAAATTCATTTTGATTAATTGGTAGTGGCAATAAAGGATTAATAAGAGTCCAGCCAATATCATCAAAGTCTATATCAGTATCATCTGTTGCTTTATAGTAAACATCAATACTAGAGCCAGTAGGTCTATTTGTATCTAAGAAGATATCTATATTACTACCGTCTGTATTTAGTTCTACTTTCTTAGTGATATACTTAGCAATATTACTAGTACCAGTAGCATTAGTTTCTGCAACATAAGTACCCTTAGTATTATAACCATCCGCATTAGTAGTAGCATCATTAATTCTATTCTGAACACATATTGCTGATGTTCTATTTAAATCAATTACTGGAGATAGATTTTCTATTCCATTATTACTTAGTACTGCGTTTATCTGATAAGTTCCTTGTTGAGTAAGACTGTTATGAGTTTTATTAATTCCTGATACAACAGAATTAGGAACTTCAAGTTGAGTATTTTGATTTGCGATAATTGGAACTTCGGTACTATTAGCATAGAGTGTTTGAGCAGAATCACTATTTCCATCTAGGGATTTAGTGGTCATTCCAATATGACTAAATGTAATAGTTACATCATCACTCGTATCATCTGGGTTACCAGGGAACTCAAGTGTTTGTGCATTAAGTCTGGTTAAATCATACATCTGATTTTCTGTGGCTGTAACTTCAACACCACCACCTCTTCTTCCATCGGCCACTGTTGCAGTTTCCTCATTACCTAATACTAGTACATAAGAATCATGTTCTGCCTTAGTTACTACATGAGAACCTTCAAATACTGTTCTCGCCAAGCCATTAATACTAGTTGTAGTAGTAGGAATTGATAGAGTGACTTTGTGTTGAGTATCAGACCCATACATACCATGATTTGGATGTAGAACTCTAATAGTAGTTTCATTTGCACTTGCATCTTTAGATAAGAATATAAATGGGTCTGCAACTAGCTCTTTAGGTGGTACTGCATCGTTAATTAAACTTACTGCTGCAGATGAACCTGTAAAGGATGCTCTATTTAATTTAAACTTAAGGTCTTTAGTTTGTTCAGGAGTCCAAGTAGAAGCATTTGCAGAAGTAAAGAATACTCCGTTAAATGGCTGTTTAGTAATTCTATAATTACCATTGGTTAAATCAAACTTACTAGTCTCTGAAACATATACTTTATATTCACTAGAGTTTGAAACCAATACTATGGCATATTCAGTACCTTCTTTAAGATATACTGGATGGTCCCAACTAATAGTGGTCGCGACGTCAGCATTACCAACACCATCATTTGCAGTCATATCTGATGCAACACTAATACTACTTGGGTATACAACTGTAGATGCACCTGGTACTTCTCTCTGAGTTGGTATACCATTTTCTACTTCTCTAATAGAAACATGAATTGGAATATTTGCATCTTTAATCGCAAAGAATAAATCTACTGATGTAGTAAAAATACCACCCTGAGTATCAACTACAAAAGTTTCTGCAAGAGGGTCATAGTATCTAACTAATTCGTGAGTTGTTTCACTGGTTCTTTGTGTAACTGCATTAGTTTCACTTACTTCTCTATAAGCAATTCTAGGGACTTTAGTAGAAATAATTGTTTTCTGATATGTTTCTAATACACCTTGTGAATAAAAATTAACTAGGGCTTTAGTAGTAGAATTAGCATCAGTATTGCTATTTGAATCAGTTAGTTTAAATTCTCTTGTTCCTGACTTGAATTTTAATACATCATTTCTAGGAATGATAAATGAACCGATACATCTTCCCGCCGCATCTGATACTAGAGCACCACTACTGCTTCCTGGGTGTGAAGTCTTACCTTGATAAGTAATAACATCTGCTCTATCAGAGAATTCTTCAAATGATGATTCTTGTCTGCAATAAGCAGTAACATCAACACCATTAAAGAATGCATATAACTTAGTAGAAGGTTTTAATAGTTCTGCATCAAAGAATATTTTTCTTGACCTCATAAATGGTATGAAATTAACTTCAACAACTGTGTTTGCAACTTCTTTAGTTTCTCTATCAAATGCAACGTATGCATCTTGGCCTGTTCTAGTTGCAGTTCCTGTTTGTGTAACAGCTCTAGTAACAGTATTAACTTCTGCTCTGGCCTTGCCTTGAGTATTTGCAACACCAGTTAATCTTTGGCCTTCTCTACCTGAAACAATTTGATTTCTTCGACTTACTACATTGCCTACACTTCTACCAGTCCAGTTAGTTTCCCATTCGTTCCAAACAGTACCCAGAATTCCCTCTGATTCTGCCATAGTAACAAACTGGTCAAATGCACTTGTATCATCAATGATAATATCTGGTCTTTGGTCTACATCTTTCCATTCATCTGATTCTGGTGATAGTCTTACTATTCCGTCCCAGATTACTACATCATAAGGATTAACAAATTCGGCATATGAAGAGTATGGTTGATTAAGTTCAACTACATTTGTATATGGCATTGTAATAATACCACCTTTTGCAGACTTAACTGCAGTACCACTATCTCCTGTTTTTCTAATAAGATTGATACTTCTTTCATCAAACTTAGGTCTTAGTATACCTGCATCTCTATCTACTGAAACATCATAATCTGGGTGAGATGCATCTCCGATACCATGACCAAAGAAACCATCTACAATAAATCCATTTTTAAATCTTGCTTGACCACTTCCATCAAAGAGTTGTGCCTCTGATGCAGATTTTTCTAATAGTGAAAGTGATGTATAATATTCTAATCTCTTAACACGAGAATCAATGGCACCAATATCTCTCATAGTATATCTTTTATTATCAATCTTTTGAACTCTAACATCTTCAACACTAAACACATAAGGATTTAAACTAATATTATAAAGGTGAATAGCATTTTCTAAGTTCTGAGGTTCTACTGGATATAAACCTGATTCACCTTTTACTACTTTATATGTTCCATCTTTAGCCAGGAATAACTTATCAATTCTTCCAACATAGTGGGTTAGATTATATGAAACTGTGCCAACTGGAGGTAGCATATTAAGTCCTGAGTGACCAGCACCTGTACTAAATTCTTGGCCTGTTGTTGTTCCTGACCTACCTTTAGTTGGTCTAAAATCTATTACATCTCTTAAGGCCCTTCCGTTATAAGAACCTATATCAGCATAAGGAATCGCACCATAAGAATCAACCGAGAAATAATTACCAGATTCATTATGGGTAAAACATTTAAAGGTTACAGTAAAGTTACCTGCAGGAAGAGTTTGTCCACCTTTTAGAATTACTTTACCTCTATCATAATAGGAATCTCTTTGACCGTTATCTAAAATAAACTTATCGGTTACTACATTATTTGCAGAATCTCTAATTTCTGTTAACTCTCTAATATCAACCTCATTCAATTCATAAATCGATTGAGATGAACTATATGTAAATGTTGTACTTCCATTATCTTTTACAGTTTTAGTTTTTACTGAACCTGCAGTAATAGCACCAGTACATATAACGGTAATACTTTCTCCGTCATTACTACCTAGAGTGCTTAATGATATAGCTCCACCACCTACACCGCTTACTGTAGAGTCTGGTGCAGACACCGCATCATTATTATCAGATAAGGCTCCAATATGATAAATAACATCATCATCATTTGCAAGTGAAACTCCTGATGGCATGTTAATAGTTACAGAAGTACCTGAAATAGTTCCGGAAACTTTTACCCTTACATTATATGCAGCCGTAAAATTGCCACCAGTCTTTAGTGTTTTTACTGCTGAAGTTGGTAGTGAGTATATTAAACTATTATTACCTGTTTCGAATCTAGTTCCTAAAATACCAGTAGTAACTAAAGTACTACCATTTCTTGCACCTAAATTAGCTTCAAAGTTAGTACCTTGAGAAACTTTTTGAACTGAACTAAATGCTTGGCCAGAGGACATTGTTACATCAAAGATGTATAATCTAAAGTGTTGTGGAGAAGCTGAATCATGTTCGAAGCCTCTTGCTCTTGCAGTACCTATAGTCGCACTACTTGAATTCAATAAATTTACTGTAGTAAAGTCATTAATATCTGGTGTGCCTTCACACTCGTTAGGGTCTAATTTAATATAGTTACCAAATCCAACAGATTGAGTAATACCATTAATTACCCTTTCATCAGATGAACCTCTACCCTTGTCTAAGATTACATGATTGGTTTGAGTTTTTTCTATTCTTCGGCCTTCAATATATGCAACACTAGGTTCTATGCCTATTGCAAGTTTTGCATCATTACCACCTTGACTGGAAGTTAAGTAACCATTATTTCCAGCTTCGTCATTTAAGTGTTCTTTTATATCAAGGATAAACGGTGCAAGAATATAGTCTCCTGATTCTTCTGATGTTCTTCTTTCAAATCTATCAGAGAGTCCAGTATCAATAGGAGCATCATCTTTCTTGGTAATTATACCAGATTTAATATTTGCTAGGTGAATGTAGTCATTGACAGCCCTACTATCTAAGCTAATATTCTCTTTAATTAGATTTAGATTGATAACATATCTATTAGCGCCTGGAGCAGATTCATTAGGACTTCCTGTAGCATTATCTACTAAATCTTCAAAGCCTGAATCTAGGTTGGACTTTTCACCACCTGTAACTTCTAAACCAATGATGTAAGTTGGAGTATTACTATACTTATCAAGGAGTATAGTTTCGGCTGGTACATGAACAAATGAACCATTAACAAAAAATACACCTTCTTCAATTGCATATGCTGAACCAAAACCAATAGGATTTGCAACTGCACCTACACCTGTTGAAGAACTTACTGTCGCACTTACAACACTACCAGTAGTAGTTGAAATAACATCACCTTCTGAAAAGATTGAAGTTGTTGTATTAGTACCAGAGTTTACATATTCAAGATAAAGAGTATCAGGTTCTGCAGTACCACTAACTGTTTCTGCGGCAACTACTTTTAATACTTTTGCCTTAAGACCGGCAGTATTTGTAATTTCTTTACCTACGAAAGTGGAAAGATAAGTAGAAATGGCAGTACTACTATGAGTGGGATTTAACTTAATGTATTGATAGTTACTAACAAGAAGTGTTTGCTTACCACCGAGCACTCTATCACCGTCAGCAAAGGTATATTGTCCTAACTTATCAATTTGTGCTTGGAGTGCAGTTTGTAATTGAGTTAATTCTCTTGCCTGAACTGCGAATCCTGGACGAAATAAAATCCTATGATAGTTCTTTGTTTCGTCAAAATCATCATAGTATGGAGCGCCGAATTTTTTTACATTTGTTATAGCCATTTATATTCTCTCTTTTTATATATTTATAGAACTTATTTTAGAATTCTATAATACATTTAATATCTTCAATCTGTGATGCAGTTCTTGAAATAGGTGCTCTATTTTCAAGGAATACTAATTGACCACTACCTTCAACAAATTCTGAATTCTGAAGTGAGTTAGAGGTAACTGTACTTGAATTACCACCTGTTGGTAAAGTTCCATTAATAGCTTCACCACTTGTAGCAAAGGATTTAAATCCAGTCTTTCTATTTTGGTAATAGTATAATCTCTTATTTGCAACATCAATTTCTGCAAGGTATGCCTTGGCCGTTGATGTACCACCAGTAAGTAGAGCATCAACATTATATGTAGTGACATCAGCACTTGAATCCATTTGTAAATACTTAAGACCCTTTAGAGTAGTTGCTGTTGCGACTATTGTAGTTGCCGCACCGTTTGCTTGACCACTATTATCTGCTCTCTTAAATGGATTTTTAAGAATTCCTATTTGTCTAAAGTCGTTACCAACAGTTAAGTCTCCACCTTCAGCAGAATCTAACTGAGCATTAAGAGCAATATAAAAAGCTCCTAGTTCTTTTACTGGGTCAACTCCGTGCCCTAATGGTGGTGATATAACTGCTCTTGCAGAACCACCTGAACCACCGCCACCACTAATAACGATATCAGCAATAGTATAGTCTGTTCCTTTATTAGTAATATTGATACTTGCAATAGTTTGATTTGAACCTGTTCCAGCCATTGTTATTTGAGCCGCTGCAACTGTAGCACTTGTTCCATCACCTGAAATAGTTACAGTTGGTTTACTTGAATACCCTGTACCTGCATTGGTAACTTCAATTCTTTCAATACCTGCGGCATTAGCATTAGATGCTGAAAGTATTTGCGAAGACTGTTGCGGAAAGTCTACACTAGTATCTGCCAAAACAGGTGATACTGCCAATGTTTTTACTGGCATATATGAATTAGTTAAGAATTTTTCCGAATCAGCTGTAGTAATAGTATACATATATTTCCATGTATACCCATCACCTAAAGTAACCGGTGCAACTCCAGTATGAACTGGCTGTACTGATGTTACTGATGGCCCGGCCTTAATACATTTATAAACTTTAAATTCTGACCTAGTAACAACATAAAATCTTTCATCAAAGATGTCAGAATCATTTGAATCCCATGCCACATATGTCTGGCCGTCATCATAATTGTATCTAGGTACTACATGAGAAATGTCACTTGAAGTGACCCTCTTCATGCCGAGTAATTGTTGGAATGACTCACTAGTATCATCTATGTGGTCACCAGGGACGAAAGGAGTTGTGTCGGTAAGGTCGGAAGTGGCATTCGACCAAACATCTGATTTACCGATGGTCAAATAAACACTGGAGCCTGTGACATCTTCCTTGAAATTCTCTGCATTGAGAACTCTAAAAGGGGTTGTAATAATTGCTGCCATAATTCTTTCCTATGTTTATGTTAATCTAAGTTTATAAAACTACTATTGTTATAACTATTTATAGTGTTTTTATATTTGTTTTGTATGATTTGCGAACCTAATTGTTCTATTGTAAAGTTACTATTAAAGAGTTTATCACTCTCATAAAAACTATTTCCTTTACTATTAAAATAGTTATTTAATCTTGTTTGATTTAAATCATTAAGTAATACAATAAGTATTGCCTTAATATCTTTAGCTCTGTATTCTGATACTGCAGTAGAACCTAGTGTAACACTTGGGTCAAACACATATCCGTTACCATTGTTAGTTATACTTATAGTAGTTATTCCTGATGGTAATAGCAATACTTCTGCACTTGCATTACTTCCACTTCCACCACTAAATGTAATAGTAGGTGATTCGGTGTATCCACTGCCTTGATTTGTTATTACAACACCATCAACTTCACCTAAGTTATTTATTATAGCATAACCTAAGGCAGTTACTCCACTAGATGGAGCAGAGAATGTAACACTTGGCCTTGATGAATAATTAGCACCACCTGATATAATACTTACTCTTTGAACTCCTGTTGGTTCTAAATTAAACTTGGCCGTTGCCTGTACATTAGTACTTAAAGGAATTCCATCTTGGTCAGCTGCAGTAGGCGGCCCAATTTTTATAATAGGAGGTTTACGATATTCTCTAATTGCCACAGATTCTGTAGGGAAAGAAAGACTAGTAACTGTTCCAACTCCACTGTTTGCAGATACTGCTAGTGAAGCAGAAGTATAACCAGTATTTGTTCCACTTATAGTAACCGACTCTATCTCTCCTAGTGCATTAAGAACTGGAGTTAATGTAGCATTTCCACCCTCTGCAATTGAAATTGTAGGATTGGAACTAAAGCCAAATCCAGGGTTAATAACTTGCACTGAAGTAATTGAACCATTAGTAATCTGTGCAGAAAGAACTGCGTTACGACTTATCTTTGCTTCTGCAGTAGGGGTAAACATAGAAGCAAATGCCTCTACTAATAATGGTATATCTTCAACACCAATTAATCCTGGCTGAATACCAGGCATAGATGATAATGTAAATCTATTAATTCTAGTAGCACCATAGGCATTTACTAGTTGACTTACCAACAGGCCTGTTTCTGGATTTTTAGTCTGTACTGTAACACCTTTATTGTTATCACCAAATGCCGCTCTTGTAAGTTGTAAAAGAATTAAAATTTCACCGAAGAATATAAATCCTGCAGGGTGTACTAGTCTATTAAATACACTATCCCAATCTTCAATATTTCTACCTGTCTTAATAAGATAACTATATTTTTGGTATCTATAACTATCTTGTAATCTAATTTTTTTCTCTGATAAGAAACCTTTAGTTGAGATAAATTGATTTGCATCTGAATCCCAATCTCCAGAAGATGGTATAAGAGTATTATCCCATGGTCGGGTTACTTCTACTTCATCTTCAAAGAACAATCTAAAAAATGTGGCTATGGAATCTTGTGAACCTCTTACCTTATAAAAATCAATAATTCTTTTATAAAGAGTTGCCTTATTAACTGCTATGTCTCTAGGAATAATAGCGGCAATTTCTTTTTGCATAAACTTTAAATATTCACTAGTAGGGTCAGCATTATCATCTAGGTTCTTATCAATGTCCATTGCATCTTCTAATGCATTAAGTACATATGATGGCCCAGGTCCTACCCAGTTTTTAACCAGAGTAGTTAATTTACCAGTCTTAGTATTATGAGCAGATAATCCACTAACAGTAAAAGTTTTACCTACTTCCGTAGTACTTTTAGCAAGTGAACCAGGAAGCTCATTACCATTTGATATCTGTACGTTTGTACTAGATAGAGTGATTACTGTTCCGTCATCTAATACTAGTGTACTGTTTGCTCCATCGTGGTCTGTAAAGAATTCATTACCATTTGAGTCTGGGTCTGGATATCTAAAGACTGCCTGACCATCTAAAATTCTATCTGAGAAAGATTCGGTAGTTTGATAAATAAACTCATTCATATTCATAAATTCGTAATATGATTCCAAGAGTTTTTGAATACCTAGTGCATTGTCTTTAACATCAATATTATCCAATATACCATCTGGTATTAATTGTTTTACCTGCAAGTCTTCTTTGGACTTTCTCTTTGAAGAAAATACCGACTCTACATATCCTGGTGAATTATTATCTATTGACATATTATCTTAACCTAGAATTAACTGAATAGTCTATTGAACCTGATGAACCTGCTGTAGAGATAGTATCAACTTGAGCTGTAATACTTACAAAGGCTTGGTCTATATTAATTAACTGGTCTCTTTTTGGTGCTATATCTAGCGAGTTAGGAATTGCAGTAATTCTAATAGAAGTATTTGAGCTAGATGTAGTAAAATTATTTAATGAGATTTTACCAGATGATGGTATAATAGTTCCTGCATTATTAATAACAGTAATATTTTTGCCGTCTACTACTTTATAAACCATAACTTGTCTATTATTAGAACCAGTAATTGGAATATCACCAAAGAAATGGTCTGCACCACCAGTAGATATTTTAAACGCTGTTGAACTAATTAAGAAATTACTTGAGTCACCTGATTCATATAAAGGTGATGCAAAGGATATATTAAATACATTATCAGTATCAGTAGTTCCTGCAACAATATTCTTGTACATATAAGGTCTAATAGTAGAGTTAAGAATAGAAGGGTCAGCTGAATCAATTAACTTTAGAAGTTGAGAGTGTCTAAATACTCCATCAAACTTATTTAAGTTATTAAAGTTATAATCAGAAATAACATCTCTTACAACATTTTGCAATTCAACACTAGTTCTATCCGTAATGTTTGGATTATATTTAAAGAATACATCCAATTCTAAATTTGTAAAGTTAGGGTCTACAATTTCTGGAGTAATAGAAACAATGTTCTTACCCTTAAGTACAGTATCTTTAATTGCTAATTTTTCGGCCGATGTTAATGTTTCAGCAGTAAGAGGTTTAATTGCAATATAGACCGTTCCGAAATCTGCAGGGTCATTATCTTCTCCACCCCATGTAGAAATAGAAGAAATATTTGCAAAACCTTTTAGAATAATTGACCTATAGTCTTCTGCAGTAACTGCTCTATTCTGTGCAGTAAATGTAAGTGGTGCATTAAATCTAATTGACTCTATTGTTTCTGGAGGATTACCACCTGATGAATTACTAACTGTTGTAATAGTATTACTAAAACTACCAGTCAGCTGTGGTATAGAATCGTCAAATACAAAATTACTTGCTCCATTAGCATCTTCACCGTGAGTATAAATATAATCTAGGGTTATGATATTATCATTAGCTGGTTTCTTACCAGTAATACCATCACCGAAATATATTTCATACTTACCACCTGGATTTTCTTGTAGATAATAAACTTGTGCCTTTGAGTCTACACTTAATAGTGATTCAAACTTTGTATATATGTTATAAGATGTTGACCTTTCATTGTCTTGTACTCTTACTCTTAATGTACTTGTATCTGCATCACTATCTGCAAGTTGAAATTTCTGATTATTAATATCATTATCAACTCTGTAAAGTAAAGATTTTAAAGTTCCTTGCGCAATATTAATATTATTAAAAGTATACTTATTAGTGGCTGAATTAAGATTTGCAGATTCATTATTTAAAAGAGCAAAGTCATATCTAATGCCACTTAAATTAGTAGTTAGCTTTGTTCCTCTTTTAAGGATAAGAGATTCTGGTCTGACTGATTCATTAGTTGCATCGATTTCAATATTTACTGTAGCTCTGGATGCAAGAACTGACCTAGGAGTATAACCTAAAAGTTTAGCACGAGTAACTACATTACCTCTAATTTGAGCTGAATCTAAAAATGCCTCATTCAAAGCATAGTGAGCGGCCATAGCATTATAATGTGTATTATATGCAAGAACATCAAGTAGTATATTAAGGCTACTTCCTTCAAAGTTATAATCGTTAAACTCAGATTGATTCTTTAGATAGTTTTTTAAATTATCTTTAATTTGGTCGAAATCTAGTTCGGTTACATTTAAGTTACTGGCCATATTATTACCTTAATCTTCTTAGAACAACAGGTAGAGTTTCAATTCTATTATTCTCTTTTATTTTAAATTTTATAGTGATATTATATAAATTACTATCCTCATCACCGTCTGCTTCAACCTTTAATATTGATACTCTAGTTTCTTTAGATAGAGAAGAGCGAATACTGTCTTCTATACTTAATTCAGTTAAAGTATCCATAGGCTCAAAAAGTAAACCTCTTAAATTAGTA